CGATCCTGTTCGTGCGCGCCTACGACGTCATGAGCGGCCAGTTGATCACGCGGCTGGACGTGCTCTATGGCGTCGCGGTCCTGCGCCAAGAGCTCGCCTGTCGGATTGCGGCGTAGGAGACACATGGCACGCGGCACCGACCTCTCGAAATCGCTCGACCCGGCCGAACTGACGCGCATCCGTGCGCTTCTGGCCGAGAATCCGCCGAACCTGCCGGAGCCTGGCGCGGTCACGCAGTATCCCCGGATGCTGTTCCACGCCAGCTATCTCGAGGCGCAGCAGGAGTGGAAGAAGACCAAGGACGAGACCATCAAGAAGGTCTGCGTCGAGAAGATGGCGGTCGCGGTCCATATCGTCACGGACGTCGAGGAGGAGGAGGAATTCCTGCTCGACGGCTGGAAACACTCGCCGGCCGACTTCCTGCCGCCTGACAAGGATCCGCGCATCCCGGTCGGCCGCGAACTTCGCAAGGCGCTGGGACAGCAACGGCTGTCGCGCGAGGACGAGATTCAGTCGCTCCGGCTGCGGCTGGCCGAGTTGACCGGCCGCACGGCGCCGGCAGTGGCCGAGCCTGTCCGTGAGAAGCGTCCCTACACGCGCCGGAAGAAACTGCGGACACGCCGGACGTCGCAAGTCGCCAAGGCCAGAGCCGCCGTCGAAACCGCCGCGGCACCGCCGGCAGAGCATCAGACCACGTCGTAGCGCATCACCGTTTGCCCGAAGGAGCACGAGACTCATGGCTGACACTTCCAAATCTCCAGCGGTCGCCAAGGCCGATGACTCGCACGATGCGCGCTACACCCACACGTCGTTCGAGTCGCCCGGTGGGCCCGGCGGGCGTGCCACCACGCCGACGAAATATCCAAAGTGGGTCACGCCGGTCGGCAAGAAGGCCGTCATCGTGAACGATCCCACGGAAGAGGCCAGCGTGATGAGTGGCAAGGGATTCAGTCGCATCAGCGCCATGTGCGCGATGGCCCTGATCGCGCTCGTCCTGATCGCGGTCCCGCAGGCCGTGACGGTGCTGACCACGACCACGCTCTCGGCGGCTGTCGCGGCTCCCGCGCAGGGTGCGCCGGCCAACACCGTGCGGTTGACGGCGATTACCGGCGTCACTGCGAATACCTCGATCTATGTGGACCTGGAACTGATGCGCGTGACGGTCACGCCGACCACCGCATCGCAGCCGGTCTCCGTGGCTCGCGCACAGAATGGCACCCTCTCGGCGGCTCACGCCTCCGGCGCGACGGTCACGCTGGGTCCGAACAACGCCTTCAACGTCGGCGGCCCGCCGGCGGGCCCCTGCACGGGCGCGGCACAACTCTACTCGCCGTGGATCGACGTCCAGACGGGTAATTTCTGGGTCTGCCGCGGGGGCGGGACAACCGGGACATGGAACGGCACGAACATTCGCGCGTTGACCTACAACTCGACGCAGACTGGGACGCCCTAATTCGCTGGCAGGACATCGCAGGGGGACTGGTGTTGGTCCTCCTGCTGCTCACCGCTCGGCGCGCAGCGGTCTTCACGAGCGACCTGACGCTGTGGACCGATGCGACGCAGCAGGCACCCACCCTCCTTCGTCCCCACTTAAATCGCCGGAAGGCCCTCATTGGTGAGGGCCGTTGGCTTGAGGCGCTGGACGAATGCACGACGGTCTTAGCCTTGGTCGCGGACGGGAAAGGGACGACCTACGGGCGTTCCTTTGCGGCCTCGCAGTGCTTCTCGCGCTGACGGCGCTCGCCTATATGCCGGTGCCGTGGGCCGGCTGGGTCTACGAAGACGCCGCCTGGATTGCGGAGCGGGACTTCTGGTACATCGCCAGCACCTACCACCTGGTCGCGCTGGTCTCCACGCTCAATGACTGGATCGGCGGCTTCACCCCGCGCAGTTACCACCTCTTCAACGTCGCGCTGCACATGCTGAATGGCGTGCTGATCGGCGTGCTGGTCGGCGGCGCGCGGCGGCCGCTGGCGGCGTTCACCGCCGCTGGTGTCTTCCTACTACACCCCCTCCAGGCCGAAGCGGTCGCGTATGTCACCGGGCGCTGGGAATTGCTCGTGGCGCTCGGCATCCTGGTCGGACTGCTCGCGATCCGGTCGGAGGAGCCGAGCAGGGGATTGGTCGTGGCCGGCGCGGGCCTGTTCGCGCTGGCGGCCAAGCCGTCCGGCGTGGTGGCCCCGGCGCTGATTCTGTTGGGCGCCTCGACCTGGGCCGCGGCGTGGGTGCCGGTGACGATCTGGACGTGCGGCTTCGCGGTCCTAGTGCCGCGGATCTGGCGCATCCTCTGGAGTCCGTCCGCGCTCGCCGTCGACGTGTCGCCCCTGCTTTACGCGTGGCAGCAGTTCACGACGGCGCTCCAGTATCTCGGCATGGTCATTGTGCCGGTGGGCCAGACGATTGACCACGAGCCTGGCCTGATCGGTACGGGGATGCTGGGCCTGCTCGCGTGGTTCGCGCTGTTCTACTTCCGGCCGTCATCCCGACCGATCCTCGGCCTGATGCTGGCGTGGATCGCCATTGCGCTGGCTCCGCGGCTCGTGGCGCGCATTCCGGAGTACCTGAACGAGCATCAGTTCTACGTGCCGATGATCGGCGTGAGCCTGGCGCTGGGACGAGTGGTCGATCGTGGATAACACGACGGCTGGTATCTGGGCGCTGATCATCACGACCAGCGCGGGTCTCATCAAGCAGTTCTGGAGCGATTGGGAAGCCTCGAAGCGCGAAGAACGGGCAGAGGCACGAGCGGATCGTGAGCGTGCCTTCGCCACGTCTGAGCGCGTGACGGTGGCGAAGGCGCTGGCCACGAATATGGAGCACGCGGCGCGAACCTCCGCGAACGCCACGGACGAGATCAAGGACGCGCTGGCGGCCAACACGGCCCTGACGGCTGACGTTGGCAAGAAAGCTGATGCGGCCTACAAGGAAGCGAACACCGTCAACGCCAAGATCGAGAGTCTTGGCCTGCAAGTGACCGGCGCAGGCGCAAGCGAGGCCCACTGATATGAATCTCATCCTCATCATCCTTGTGATCCTGCTGCTTCTGGGTGGCGGCGGGTACTACGGCACCACCGCGAACTGGCAAGTGCCTCAGTATGGTGGCGGCCTCATCGTGTTGATCCTCGTGATCCTGCTCCTGCTGCTGCTGACCGGCAATCTTCGGGTGCCGCGGTGAAATTCACCGAGCTCGCTCGAAAGGCGCTCCGGACCATCAACGCGGCGCCGCGCGCCGGAGAGGTCAGTCCGGAAGACCTGAACATCGCCTTCGAGGCCGCCAACGACATGCTGGACGCCTGGGCCGCCAAGCGGCTGACGATCTTCCAGGTGCAGCGCAAGGTCTATCCAGGCGTCACCGGTAAGGGCAGTCCGTCGAATCCCTACACCATCGGCCCGGGGGGCGATTTCGATCAGCCGCGCCCGCTCTGGATCCCGAACGCGGAATGCCAGGTCAACACGACCACCCCGCCGTTTGAATTCCCGCTCAACATCCTGAAGGATGACGATTGGGCGCGCACGAGTATCAAGGCGCTGGCGTCGTCGCTGCCGAGCGACCTGTATTACGACTACCGATTCCCGGTGACGGGCATCGACACCGGCCTCGGGCAAATCTACCTCTACCCGGTGCCGAACGGCGGCCAGCCGATCTCGATCGTGCTCTACACACCGCTCGCGCTGGCGCGGTTCGCCGATCGGGACATCACGGACTACACCTTCCCGCCGGGCTATGCGGAGGCGTTGCGGTATCAACTCGCGATCCGTCTCGCGATTGAACTCGGCTACGAACAGCCGCAAGACCTGAAAGACATGGCCGCGACGACCTTTGGGGTGATTCAGCGCCCGAACGCGCGCATCCCGGTCCTGCGCTCCGATCAAGGCATGGCGGGTATGGCCGGCGGCGGTTTCTATAACTGGCGACTCGGCACGATGACGAGGCGTGGCTGATGGGTGATCGGACGCCCCGTCTCTTCGATCTCGCGGCGCTTCCGCTACTGCCGATCAACGCGCGGCAGGCGGCGTATGCCGCACTGCTCGAGACCGGCAATCTCGCGCAGGTCAACGCGAAGATCCGCAACTTCTTCCAGCGCGGCTTCATCACGAATCAGGACTGGCTCACGATGACACTGACGGCGGCCGGACAGTCCGCGATGGATAGCCAGTGAGGTTTGAGGGCTTCTGCGGGGGGTCCGCGACTGAGCGCGTGCCGACGATCAACATCGAGCGGTCCATCAATTTCTATCCGGTGTTCTCCGACTCCGGCACGCCGAAAGCGCCCGTCTACAACGCCCACACGCCAGGGTCGCGCCCGTGGGTGGTGTTGAGCGCCGGCCCGGTGCGCGCGATCTTCTACGAGGACGGCCGGTGTTTCGCGGTCGGCGGCAACACGTTCTTTGAGGTCTACGGATCGCAGAACTACCTGGCGCGCGGCCCGGTCGCCGTGGATGGTTACGCGGCCACCATCAGCACGAACGGCACCGCCGGGCACCAGTTGTTCATCACGAGCGGAGGCCACGGCTACATCTTCGATCTGATCGCGAACACGCTGACCGAGATCACCGATCCGGACTTCCTCACGCCGACCGCGATGGGGGTCTTCGTCGATGGCTACTTCGTGTCGCTGGTCCGCGGCACGCGCACCTTCCAGTTGTCGGACCTTGAGGACGGCACGAGCTGGAGCGGGCTGGACGTCGCCGAGGTGTCGCAGTCGAGTGACAACCTGATCTCGATGACGGTGCATCGGCGGGAACTGTGGCTGGCCGGGTCCAAGACGACTGAGATTTGGGCCGACATCGGCGCGGCGAATTTCCCCTTTGCGCCGATTCCTGGCGCGATGCTCTGGGAAGGCGTGATGGGGCTGTCCTGCACGGCCGAACTGGACAACAGCCTCTTCTGGGTGGGCCAAAACGCCAACGGCGATCGGATGGTCTACAAGGCGGATGGTTACGCGCCGCAGCGCGTCAGCACCACGGCGATGGAGCAGTACTTGTCGCAGGCCACGCGCACGGACGACATCGTGACCTACGTGTACCAGGAAGAGGGCCACGCGTTCTTTGTGATCCTCGTGCCGACGCTGCCCACCACGCTCGTGTACGACATCGCGGGGCCGCCGCGGGCGAAGTGGCACGAGCGGGCGGATTGGGACGATCGGGTGGCGCGCTGGACCCCGCATCCTGGCCGCTGTCACGCGCTCGCCTTCGGTCGGCATCTCATTGGAGACCGGCGCTCGCCAGCCATCTACGAACAATCGCTCAACTTCAACACGGATCAACTCGTACAACTGCTCTAGGAGAGGATGCTGACATGGCGCTGAATACGACACTCGCGAACGTGGGGGCCAACGCGGCGGCCGATGCCGTCTGTGCTCTGTGCAACAGCGGATTCTTGGACATCTACGACGGCACGCAGCCGGCGACCGCCAATACCGCGATCTCGACCCAGAACAAGCTCGCGGGTCTGACCTTCGGGGCGACGGCATTTGGCGCGGCCTCGCTCGGTGTCGCCACGGCGAACGCCATCGGGAGCGACGCATCGGCCGACATGACCGGCACGGCGTCGTGGTTCCGCGCCTGGAAGAGTGACCACACGACCGCGGTCTTCGATGGCAGCGTGGGCCTCTCGGGCTGCAACCTCAACCTGCTGTCGACCTCGATCACGGCGACACAGACCGTCTCCGTGACGGCGATGACCTACACGCAGAAGAAAGTCGAATAGCGCGGCCACTCGTGTGGAAGGCCCGTAAGGCTGGAGCCACGTCCCGATGCCGCCACCGATCACGGATCCGCTTATTCACGCGTCGACCCTCGTGTATAAGGGCGCGTTCCGCCTCCCGTCGAGTGGGGGGCGGTACGACTTCCCGGGTGGAGGGCTGTGCTATAACGCGGCGAACGATTCGCTGTTCGTCACCTCGTACGTTGACTTTCATTCCACGGGCGAGATCACCATCCCGACGCCGATCAAGGGTGCGCCATCCCTCAGTGCGCTGAATCGGGCCGAGGTCATTCAGCCGATCGCTGATCCCTCAGACGGATCATGGGTGCTGCTGAACAACGGATCCGGCATTCACATGGGTGGGATGCTGACCTACGGCGGGCGCCTGATCGTCACGTACTATCGCAGTTACGACACCGACGGCTCCCAGCCCTACAGTCATTGGGCGCGCAATCCGACTCTGATCCCTGGATCTGATTACGTCGGCCCTGTCACGCTGCAAGTCACTGACGCGGTCGGCACGTCTGGCGTCCACGCGGGCAGCGTCTCCGGCTACATGGGGACGATTCCCGCGGCGTGGCAGACCGCGTTCGGGGGGCCATGCCTGACCGGGCAATGCGGTATTTCTATTTTTTCGAGAACATCGCTGGGGCCTGGCGTCTTCTCATTCAATCCGGATGACATCGGATCGGTCAACCCGGTACCCACTACCCCACTGGTGTTCTATCCAGGCGCCCATCCGACGCTCGGCGTGTATGGGGATCCCACCCCGAATAATCTCTTCAATGGCACCATGCAGATGGGGGGGGTGTGCTTTCCCGAGGGGTCGCGCTCGGTGCTGTTTTTTGGACTCATCGGGATCGGCGAGTACCACTACGGCAACGGCACGCCAGACCCGTCGCTCAACGGCACGCTCGTGCCCGGCTACACGAATCGGTATTACTTCTACGATCCGGTCTTTCAAACCCCGGGCGATCACGCGTATCCCTACATCGCCCAAGTGTGGGCCTATGACGCCGCCGAGCTCGCGGACGTCGCGGCTGGAACCAGGGATGCCTGGACGGTGGTCCCGTACGAGACCTGGCAAATTCCATCGGACTACTACAGCTTCAATCCGCGGCCCGCCGGCGCGGCCTATCGCGCGTCCACGGGGGAAATTTTCATCCTCAAGACCTTTGGCGATGGTGACGCGCCGCTGGTTGATGTGTACCAGTTACCAGCGCCGTCAACGGATCGCTATGTCGCCACGACCGGCAGCAACGCCAACGCCGGCACGATCGACGCGCCGTGGCGCGACATCGCCTACGGAGCCTTGCAGGTCACGGCAGGCGTGACGCTCTGGGTGCGCGGCGGCACCTACGACGAAAGCCTGACCGCGTGCAACTCCGGCACGGGGACGTCGTGGGCCGACGCCAATCTGGTTCGGATCGCGGCGTATCCCGGCGAGACGGTCTGGATGACGCCGAGCGTTGCCAACGCGGGTAGCAACATCATCTGGTTCGACGCCGACATTCACTTCGTCGAGTTCGATGGGATCAATCTGGATGGCCGGCCGACTCGGCAGAATGGTCTCTGGACATCGACGAACAACGGCCATAATCCGCACCACATCCGGTTCCAGAACGCTGAAGCGATCGCGGGCATGAGCTTGCCTGGGGAGGCTGGTGCCGCGGTCATCAGTCTGGGCGCGCACGCGAACATCGGCGGCGCGACGGGGTTCAACTGGGTCCGAAACTGCACACTGCATGGTGGTGGGGCACCCGGTCTGTGCGGGGTGTTCTGTGCAGCGGTTGGTGTCTACATCCAAGGGCCGAACAACATCGTGGAGCAGAGCGACATCTACGATACCGGCGGTGTCGGCATTCAGATTTACAACGGCACGGGCGATGCGCCAGACAACAACACCATTCGGCGTAACCGGATTCACGACATCACGAGGCTCGGCGATCCGGCGGAAGCGTGGGGCATCCTCGTCTCACAGGGTCTCAACAACCGGGTCGAGAACAACCTGGTGTATCGGGTGTTGGTCGGTAATCAACTCGGGGACGGCGGGATTGCCGTCGCGGGCGTGGGCACGACGGTCTGGTACAACACCGTCTACGGGAATCTTCAGAGCGGCATCATCGTCGGTAGTGGCGCGGTCAACGCGCTCATCCAGAACAACATCACGGACGGCAACGGGAGCGACTACAGCAATAACAGTGGCAGCACCGTCGCCAACCATAATCTGATCGGACTCAATCCACTGTTCGTGGACGCGGCGACCGATGATTTCCATCTCCGCGTCAACAGCCCGGCGCGCGGCACGGCGATCGGTCTCTTACAAGTGCCGACCGATTTCGACGGCAACCCCCGGCCGACCTCCGGCGCCTCGGACGCGGGCGCGTATCAGTTCACGAGTAGCAGCACCAACTCAGGAACCGCTGCCGTGGCGGTGCGAGGCCCAGGCGTGGCGGCGTCTGGTCAGACATCCGGCGGCGGCGGCCCGGCGGCTGTGGCAATCAAGGGGCCGACCGTCAACGCGACGGGTCGCTCCACGCTGATTGGCACGGCGACATCGGCCGTGAAGGGGCCGACCATCAATGCGGGTGGCGGCGGCGCGTCGGTCACTGGAACGGTCGCCTCGGCGATTGCCGGGCCGACCATCACCGCGTCTGGAAGTGCGCCGATCGCTGGCACCGCCGCGCTTGCCGTGAAGGGACCGACCGTCCTCGGGGCGGGCGGCCAGTTGCCGGCGACCGGCACGATCACGCTCTCCGTGAAAGGTCCGGCTCTCGCGGCGACCGGACAGGGGCAATCGTCCGGCTACGTGATTCTCGGGATCGGTGGGCCGAGCGTGGTCGGCGGCCAGGACTCGTCGACGACGGGCACGGCGACGGTCGCTGTGCTCGGGCCGCGCATCAATAGCTTTGGTGCCGGCGTGTCGGCGACGGGCACAGGTGCGGCCGCCACGGCTGGCCCCACCGTGTCGGCTACGAGCAGTGACAACGCCGGGGCGGCTGCGGCCGCGATCCTTGGGCCGACCATCGCGAGTGCTGGGACGACGGGCTCGGTTGGCACCGTGGCCTCGGCGACGGCTGGTCCGAGTGTGCAGGCCAGCGGATCGGGGATTGGTGTCGGCACAGCGACGTCGGCCATCGCGGGACCATCAGTGGCCGGGACTGAGACGGCGCCCTACGTGACCGCCATCGTGACCGGCCTCGACGGCAACTGTGCGCGGAACGAGATCACGATTACGGGCCTGCATTTCCAGGCTGGGGCGACCATCGTGTTGACGGGCTATCTCGACGTCGTGGAGACGTTCGACCTCGTCAGCCTGGCCCCTGCGAAGATCGTCCTCAACAACTTGAATCCGCCGCTCTTGAGTCGCACGCAATACTGTGTCACCGTGACGAACCCGTAATGCCGAGCAATACCAGTCCGGCTACCGCGATCGTCGTGACGCTGCCCGCCACCGTCACGGTCGATCTGTTTGATGCGATCGGCACCGGGCTGTGGTATGCCTTTACGCCCACCTCGGATGCCGATCCGTGCTACGTGGGAGCGCGGGTCCTACCGAATCCTCCGGACGAATTCGCCAAACTCTCGGCCTACAAGAGCCTGGCACTGTTGCCCATCTCGGCATTCGGTGCGATGGAGGTGGATTCCTTCGACCCCATGCAGGTGCCGGTGTCGGCCGGCAACACGTACTATTTCAAGATCATCTCGGTGATTCCGCCCTCGGGGTCGGTCATGGCGACGTTCACGCTCATTGCCCCACCGAGTCTCCCGGCAGCGATCGGCAGCATCATTGTGCCGGACGATGGATTCCCCTTCCCGGCGGTGATGATCGGTCGCGACAGCGAAACGGTGGTCCGCGCGTTCCCCTACGCCTCTGGAGAGAATGGCGATATTCTCCCGGCGCAGATCACGCTCATGGAAGCCAAGGACGGCACGGGCGGCGTGCAGACGGTCAATCTGTACGATGCCGAGTTCAACCTCCTGGCCGAGATCGAGCCGCCCTCTGGCCGATCCTTTGGCGGCGACATCTCTGCGGATCAAGTCGATACGTTCTATACGATTTCGACGGATTCTCCCGTGACGTCGTTGCTACTACAGGGGATCTCGAATACCGGGGCCTCCACGGGAAGCTGGACCCTTCCCGGAACGGCCTTCGCGCAACTCTCCGTGGCGCCGGCCGGCACGATTCTCTATTGGTCGTCGGCGGCGGTCAACGGTGCGATTCACCGATTCGACATTCCCGGCAATGCCGCGCTGTCGGATCTGGTCTCCGGCGTGGCGACGTTCAACACGCACGAGATCATGACGCTGGCTGACGGGTCGATCCTGGTCGCGTATCGGAAAGTGCCGGAGACGTCTGACTTCATCAGGCGCTACAGCGCGGCCGGGGCGGCGCTGATGGATTACGCCGTGGGCACCTACGCCTCTGGCTTCATCATCGATCACATGGCCCGCGATCCGGGAGGCGCGGCGGCGTTCTGGGTGTGGCTCCAGACCGCGTCCAATGACACCTCGAAGTTCATCAAGGTTGACACCGCGGCCGGGACGCGCTCGGAAACCGTCACGATCCATAACTTCGAGCACGGGCTCGCCTTATTTCCGGAGGACACGCAGGATTTCGGCCCGTCGCAGTCGTGCCCGTTTTTCTTACTGACGGCGCCGGTCAATGAGCCGGTCTGCGCGACCATCGTCTGCCCACAAGGCTACGGCGTGGTCGAGAAGACGATCCGTCGCGAGCGGATCACGCCACACATCTCCAACGAGCAAAAGAACGTGTTCTACCCGGCGATTCAGGTGGAAGTGCGACCGGGCACTGGCCATACGATTCCGCCCGGCGTCCAGCCGCAGGTCATGCTCAGCGTCTCGTTCGACGGTGGCTATAATTGGACGCCGGAAACCTGGATGAGCGCAGGCGAGCTCGGCGACTATCGCAAGCGCGTCATCGCGCGGCAACTCGGCTACGGACGGGACGTCGTGTTCAAGGTCATCGTCTCGGATCCCAACGTCTGGGATCTGCTCGGCGCGTACTTCGATCCGCCACCCATACGAGGACGCCATTGACCATCTTATCGAAATGCTGCCTTGCGCCGATTCTGAAAAAGGGTTGACTGTGGTTTTGCTCCCAGTGTGGGAGCCAAATACATAAGGACTGCCGAGATGCCGACCGCGCTGTATCCGCCGCTGAATGATCCGCCGCTCGAAGGCGACCTGCTCACGCCGAATGGCGCACGCGGCACGCCGAAGCGCCCGTTCTTCTCGAAGGCGTGGCAGCAATACTTCGCGCGATTGGCCCAGGCCGCAAGTGGCGGGATTGCGCCAGCCGGGGCCGAGTACGTCCTCACCGCACCGAATCCCGCGCTCCCGGCCGCCGCGGTGCTGGTCTCGACGGACACCGTCACCGTCGACACCGCCACGCCGGGACAGGTCAAGTTGCACGCCCGCACGGGCATTGCCTACGTGCCGCTCGCGCTCGGTGGCGAACCGCTGACCTTTGTCTCGGACGGATCCGGTAACCCGATTCTCGTGTCGTATGCCCCATGAGTGATACCGCCCTCGACAAATTCCTCAACTATGGCACGGCGGCAGAACGCATCGCGTTCACCCCGTCCCCGCCGCCTCTGGCCACGCTCTACTTGTGGTATGAGACGGACACCGGAGACACATACGTCTACGATTCGTCGTGGCATCTCGTCAGCGGTACGGCTGGCATCGTACGCCGTGAGGTCGTGGTCATGAGCGATGCGGCCATCAAGAGTTCGCCGACCGTGCCCGTCGAACTCATAGCCGCCGCGCCCAGCGGGTTTCGCTATCGACTCATCGCCTACACGATCATGGTCGACACCACGTCCGGCGCGTATACCGGGATCGACCCGACATACGCCGACTTGCACCTCCTGCTCGGGACGAACTATGTGTCGTATGGTCCCGTCGATGATGCGACCACGACACCGGTCTTGGCTGGGGTGACGGCGTTGCTCGGGACGGTCGCTGCCTCGGTGTATGACGTCGCGGTCCCATCCGTGGCGTCTCCTAGTGGTGGACCACCGACCTTCAATCAGTACGTCATGAACGTCAATGTGGGGTCACGAGGAGAACAAGAGGGCGCCGCGCTGATCTTCGCGATGGACAATGACGGCGCGGGAAATCTTGGGGGCGGCCACGCGGACAATACGATGACGCACACCATCTACTACGCGCTTGAGGCGTTCTGACGTGGTGCCGATCACCTCGGATCTGGCGGGCTACGCGGAATTCTGGAGCCGCGCGCTTTGGCGGTTGATTCTCGCGCTGTTCGTGATCTCGCTGCCGATTGACGTGTTGCTCTGGTTGATCTGGAGGAAGTAATGGCGTACCTGTTTCCTGGCGGCTTAATACCGTGGACCGAGCGCCGGTTCACCGACGCGAACGGTGTGCCGCTGGCCAACGGCTTCTTCGAGAGCTACATCGCTGGTACGAGCACGCCACTGGAGACGTACAACGATGCCGATCTGAACACCGCGAATCCAGTCGTGATGGTCTTGAACGACAACGGCTGCACGCCGTTTCCGACCTATCTCCTGCCGCGGATGTACAAGATCATCATCCGGGACTTCGCCGGCATCGCCCAGCCGCACTACCCGTTCGACAACGTGGGCGACATCGGGCAGATCTTCGCGGAGTACTTCGGCACGTATTCCGGCAACGGCAGCAAGGACGTCACGAGCGGCTACCTCACGGTGAACACCGACCACTTCATCACGGTCGCGTCCACGGGTGGCGTCAACCCCTGCATCATCAACCTGGCGAGCGCGGCCATTGCGATCTGGCCCCTCACCATCAAGAACGAGGGCACGGTCCCGCTCAGCCTGCAACCGTGGGGGAGCAACACGATTGACGGATCCGCGACGCCATTCGTGGTCCCGGCCGCGGCCTACCCGGTCCTGCCGGCCATCACGCTCCAATCGGACGGGGTCAGCGCGTGGAAGATCGTCAGCAGCCACGGGGTTGCGTGACGGTCCATCTAAGCAAGTAGACTCTGGAGGCGCATGGCCTACGACGCGCCCGATTACACCGTCGTTCTGTGGGATGCCAGCGGCAAGCCCTACTGGAAGACCGCCTCCGGGAAAAAGACCTACATTCCGCCGATCACCGCCATGCAAATGAGCGATGATCCGAAGGCGCTGGCCTGGGCGAAAAGCCAAGGCTTCAGCATCGGCACGAAAGCTGATGGGACGCTCGACGTCAAGACGAACGCGCCGGGCTCAAGCCTGCTGAAGAACCGCGGTGTCTGGAATTCAGAGACCGGTCAGTACGACCAGGGCATCAATTGGGGCAACATCGCGGCCATCGGGATCGGTGGCGCGATTGCGGCCCCGTTTGTCGTGGGCGCGCTCGCGGGAGGGGCCGGCGCGGCCCCTGTGGCTGGTGGTACTGCCGGAGCAACTGGCGGGGCGGGCGGTGTCGGCACACTGTCCGGCATTGCCCCGACGCTTGAGGGTATTGCGGCTGGGCCTGGCGCGATTTCCGTCCCGGCCGCTGCTGCCGGCGGTGCCGTGCTGCCATCGACAACGGCCGGTGTCAGCGCGCTCGGCACCTTGCCGGCGGTGAGCGCATCAGGGGCGGTCCCGGCCGCTCTGGCCGCAGGAACGACGGGCGCGGCCGCGGCGGCACCGGCCTACGGCCCGCTCGCTGGCGGATATGGTGCGGCCACGACCGAAGCGAGTATCCCGCCCGCGCTCGCGGCGACAGGTGCGACGGCCGGCGGCGTCGGCAGCACACTCAGCAGTCTCCTCCCGAAAGCCATCCCGGCCGCGGCCAACATCATCGGCAACCAGATCCAGAAGGGCGCGATCAACAACGCGGTGAACGCGCAGGTCGGGAGTCAGGAGAAAGCCCTTGAAGCCGAACGCCTCGGCGGCGAGCGCGCGATTGGGATCCTCGCCCCGTGGGCGAACGTCGGCGGCGCGGCCGCCAATCGTCTTGGTGAACTCCTCCATCTTCAGCCGCCTCCTGCGGTGCCTGGCCAGATGCCGGTCACGCCCGCACAGCAGTCGAGCGCGAATTCGTTCGTCCCGAATGCGGTGAGGAATTCGCCGACTGCGTCTCAGGTGTCGCAGGCGCCGGGACCGTACGCGAACTGGCCGATCTACCAAGCGCCTGACGGCAGCAAGCGGCGTGTGGATCCGTCACAGGCGCAGGCCGCAGAGGCGGCTGGCGCAACGAGGGTAGGCTGATGGGCTGGTGGGAAGACAACAACCTCGTCGGTATGCCAGCCGATGTGGCTGGTGGGGGCATCACGGGCGGCAAGGTCTACGCGCCTGGAGGGAGCGGCTCGTTCGACGAGAAGTCCGGCAGCTACGGCGAGGCTGGCGGCTGGAATGGCCCTTTAGTCGATCAGACACAGCCGCCGGCCGGACCAGCCGCGACGACGAACGCTCCGCAGGGCGGTCAGAACTACCAGCAGATCGTCGAGCAGTTGATGGGCGGCTCGAATGATCCTGAGAAACTGAAGCAGATCGCGCCGCAACTCCAGCAATACGGCATCAAACTCAGCAACCAGAACGCCTCCGGTGAACTGAGTAAGGTCATCCTGCCAGACGGCACGGCCGTGCGCGTCATCGGAGCCGGAGAAGGGCACGCGACGTGGTTGCCGCAACCAGGCACGGGAAGTGCCGGTGGCCAACCAGGCGCGCTCACCAACGTGCGCGGCACAGGCAACGGCAGTCAGGGCAATCTCTACAACCCCGACGATCTCACGGCCGGATTCACGCAGGCGTTTCAGCGGCCGAGCGGTGAGCCTGGCGCGGACCCGTTCACGGAGCAGTTCCACGCGCCAACCGCCGACGAAGCGCGCCAGTTCCCCGGGTATCAATTCGCGCTCGAGCAGGGGCTTCAGGGGATTGACCGCGGCGCGGCGAGTAATGGCACGCTGCTCACGATGGGCAACCAGAAGGACCGATCGCAGTTCGCGACCGGCCTTGCGGATCAGACCTATCAGAATCTCTACAACAACCAGCGCGGCGAGTTTGCCGACCGCTTCAATATCCATGCGTCCAACGCCGCGAATGCGAGCTCGGCCTACGGCAGTTCGTACGACCGGGCGATGAACGAGTACCTGAACGCGTTCAACATCTTCAACACGAATCAGGGCAATCTGTTCAATCGGCTGTCCGGCGTGTCCGGCCAAGGACTCTCGGCAGCAGGAGGGCAGGCTGGCGCGGCGCAGAACATCGGGCAGGCTGGCGCGAATGCCAACACGAACGCGGGCAACGCGCAAGGCGGCGGGGCCATCGCGACGGGGAACGCGAACGCGAACGAGGCGACGACCATCGGCCAGCTTGGCACCGGACTGTGGGACATGGGCGGTGCGTCGTCCTACCGAGATCCAGGAATATATGGCCAGCCTGGGGTCAACTACTGATGGCGATCGACACGTCCATCTACTCGATGGTCAGACCGCCGCCATCGCTGTTCAATCAGCTCGGCGAGGCGCAAGCTCTGCGCGGTGGGGAACAGGCGCTCGCGTTGGGGAAACAGCGTCAGCGCATGAACGAGCAGCAGATCCAGCAGAACGACTTTCAGCAGCAGGAGCAGCAACGAGCCATCGCGCTTCAACAGAAAATCGGCGAGGTGATGTCGCAATCGGTCGGACAGGACGGGGCACCTGACGAAGCCAAGCTCCGGCACGGATTCCTGTCCGACCCGCAACTGGCGCCGCACTGGGGGACCGTCGAGGCGAACATCACCAAAGCGAAGGAAGCCACCGCGAAGCTCCGCGAGACATTCCAGAAGGTTGGCGCCGACGACGACGAGAAGGTCGCCGCGATGGACCCGATTCTGAATGCGTCCAACTACGACCCGGCTGTTGCCGCGAAATTACTACAAGAGGTCGGCCCTGGGTTCTCACCGGAGAAACAGCGCGACCTGCTCCAGCAGATTCAGACCAACCCGACGCCGCAAGCCGTGCAGCAAATCTTCGCGCCGCGCGCCGCCGCCGACAAGACCCAGGCGACCAACGCGCATCTGGCCGCAGAGACCGCCGGGGCGGCTCAACTCGCGGCTGATCGGAAGGCTGAAGAAGCAGACAAGCAGTCGGCGCGTCGACTCGCGAATGCCTCGAATGCCCTGTATCTCGCCGCGCAGAAGGGCAAGGAGCAATACGCGGACGCCTACGCCGGGTTGTCGCCTGAACTACAAGGCCAGTTCGACGCGCCCGCGCGGTTCAATGAGAACACGGCCCAGAACGCGCTGGACGTCGCGCGTACGCCGCAGCAAATCTCAGAGGGCATCGACCGGGACAAGCGCGACGCCGCGAACAAGGCGAACCAGGAAGCGATTCGGAAAGAGCAGGAAAGGCGCGACAAGGCGGCCGACTGGTATCGGAAGCAGCGCCTCGCCGTGGCCGGGAACACCAAGAAGGACGAGGATCTGAAGCAGGACACCCACGAGTGGGACGTCCTCATGGGCAAGGCGAAGGCCACCTACGACGCCGAGAAGAATGAATGGGACACGCGGAATCCCTTCGCGAAAACGACTGGCGAGATCAACCCGAAGGATCCCCAGCCGAAACTCAAACTGCCGCCGGACCTGTCTGAATTTCACGCCCAGCGCGAGGAAGCGCGAGGACACGCCTCTCCCAAGAAGTCCGTCACGCAGGCCCAACTAGAAGCCGTCGCGAAACTGCGTGGCACCTCGGTGGAGGTGCAGCGGAAACGCGCCGAAGCCGAGGGGTTCACCATTGCCCCAAAGTAGTTCCTTCGCCGATGACCTCGCCTCGATTCGGAATCCCACGCCGAGCGCTGGTTCCTTCGCGGACGATCTGCGTGTCGCGTCCACCGGTTATTCGGTCTCGCCGGACGTCGGCGCGCTGATCGGATCGGCCGGCGCTCCGCTGCCGAAGCCGCCGTCACCGACCACATTTGAACCGCCGCCGCCGCCGGACCGCAACTTCGACGTGAACCAGAAGACCGGCGAACGCGTGACGCCGTTGCCCATCGGCACGATTCCCGTGCTCGACGCGCCAGCGATCGGCATCCCGCAGGCGGCGCGCGGCGCGAAGAACCTCGTCACGGACCCGTCGCTCGGCGCGGCCAACGACGTCATCGAGGGGCTGTTCAAGACGGCCGAGCCGCTGATGGCCGGAGCCGCCATCGCGAATCCGCTCCTGACCGGGCAAATGGTCCTGCGTTCTGTCATCGCCAGCAAGTTCGGCGAGGACGTGGCGGGTAGCGTGGGCGCGTCGGAGGAAGGCAAGCGGCTGTCAGGCAACGTGGCCGCGCTGTTGTCCGGCGGCCTGGGCGTGAAGAAGTTCGCCGAGAAGGTGGCGGCTGACGCGCGGGCGGTCGCCGAGCAGGTCCGGGCCTTCGACGCCGCCAATCCGCGTCCAGCGCCGCCTGAGACGGTCAACGTCGGTCGAGGGGCCACTCCTGCCGCAGCGGCCGAGCGCGTCTCTACGCCAACGCCAGCGCCACCCCCAGAGTCATTCGCGGCCGACCTGGACATCATCCGGCCGGAACCACCACCGGTTGAAACTGTCACAAAACAGGCACAGGAAGCGCCAATCGCACCCGTTGAGCCGCCGCCAGCTCCAGCCGTCGCGCCGAAGTTCGACGCTGAGACACGGAAATTGCTCCGGAAGCAGGGAGTCACCGACGCGACCATCGACAAG